ATTCACGAAAATGAAGAGATGATGAAGAAAGAATACAATCCTTATCTGATCAACAAGTCGTTGTCCTATCACGCCGACACATTGATGTTTGCAAACTTGATGAATCAACACTCGAACCTTGACGCAAAAATGCAGTATGAGTTTTATCTGCATCAGGTGAGCAAGGGAAAGCGGTTCAGCAAGTGGCATAAATCAGAGAGCAGTGATACAGTTGAACTGTTGGCAAGTCACTACAAATGTTCTAGAGCGAAGGCTGAAGACTACGCTAAGATACTCACAGAGAGTGATATCGAACAAATCAAAAAGCAAAATAATCGCGGCTCTTGCTGATCGTATAATCTCACTGGACGTTGGTTTTGATAAATAACCACGTATCATTGGAGATTATAAAATGTCAGATTATGAAGATATTGTTGAGTCGCTGGTTGAAGTTGAACTTCCCGACTCCGATGCATTTTTGAAGGTGAAAGAAACGCTCACCCGCATCGGCATCTCCTCAAGAAAAGAAAACAAACTTTGGCAGTCGTGCCACATTTTACATAAGAAGGGAAAGTATTACATACTTCACTTTAAAGAATTGTTTTTGCTTGATGGAAAGAAAACTGATTTACCAGAAGAAGATATTGCCAGAAGAAATAGAATCATAAAACTACTCGAAGAATGGGAACTTCTTCGTGTTGTCAATTCGTCAAAGATCGAAAAGCCTTGTGCTTCGATTGCACAGATCAAGATTCTTCCTTTTTCTGAAAAAGAAAACTGGACTTTAGAAGCCAAGTATAACATTGGAAAGAAGAAATGAAATACTATCACGACCTTGTAGAACAACTCAGCGAGAAATGGTCTAAAAAATACAAAGACTCAATCGACTGTAATAATCCAAAGGGGTTTTCGCAGAAGGCGCATTGTCAAGGTCGTAAAAAGAATGAGAGTCTAAACGAAGATATCACAAGACGAGAACTCAATCAAATTGAAGTTTACGTTGACAAACTATATTCAGCAATCGGGGTTGATGTTGAGTTTACAAGACACTTTCTAGATCGTCTAAACGATCCAAGAAATGTTCGAGACATCACACCCGCAGAGGTGATTCGTCTGTTTAGAGAAGCCTACAAGAAGCATGGCAAGAAAATTGCCAGGCTTGGTGCAAACGCAGAAGCGGTCATTAAAGATATGACAACAGATATCAATATGCCATTTGTGATTAAATATGACCGAAGAAACGGCGAGTTAGATCTAATTGCCAAAACAGTAATGAGAAAGAAAAGTTTCAGAACACCTGATCAAGTTTTTGTGCATGATGATTACAACACTGAATAAGAAGAAGGAAGAAAAATGGCAGAAGAGAAAGATTGCAATTGCGATGAGTTTGATGACATACTGAGAAAACTTCGAGAGTGTGAAGAGTTACGAAGCCACGATAGAAAACAAAGAGAAGAAGAAGTCAGAGGCGCACTAGAGCGTTGTGAACAAAAGCAAGAACAACTAAGAGAAGCACTCGAAGAAGAAAGAGATTCGTTTCGTGAAAAGATCAACGAAGCGAGTAGTTCGCAAAAAAGCAAAATCGAAAAACTACAAAAAAGAATAACAGCCATGACAATTGCTGGTTCAGCAGGTGCCGCGGTTGTTGGTAAAGAAGTTGTTGACAATGTTTCTGACAACTTTGCTTTAATCAGTGCCATACTAAGTGGTGACATAGATGCGGTGATGAACCTGATGAACAACGCACCTGCCACTGCTAATCCTGGTGCCCAATCAGATACAGCAGACATGTCTGAAAACGGAAAGGCATCAAAAGAAGAGGGCAAAGAAGAGGGCAAAGAAGAAGAGGAAAAGGAAGAGGAAAAGGAAGAAGAGGAAGAAGAGGAAGAAGAGGAGGAGGAAGAAAAAGAAGAGGAACAGGAAGAAGAAAGCGAAGAAGATTCTAAAGATGAAGAGTCTACTGAAACGGCTTCTGAAACTCCAATGCAGGGTCTTCCCATGTCACCTGAGGTTACTCTTGAGCCAATTATAATTGAATTGGCTGATCTAGAAAAAGAAGATGTACCCGAAACACCTCCATTGCTTCTTGCTGATTTACCTCCATTTTTACCTCCCGTACAAGACATAACAGATGTTGGTGAATATATACCAGACGATCAACAATTTCCGTTCATGCCTGAACCAGAGCCTGTTGTTGAACCCTCCATGCTTTACGCATTTATGGTTCTTCTAATGTGGAAGAGCCCAAGAAAAAGGAAATGAGAATGCTTAGGTTTAAGTGTTTTTTAGAAGAATCTATGAGTAAATCTTTCGAAAGTGCCATTGATATGTTTGGCATCGATACCAAAAGAGTTAAGACAATTAGAAACTTTTCTATGGCAGAAAAGAAAGCAAAAGATCTTGCCAGGAAAACAAGACAAACGGTTTACATTTTTCAACACACAAGAAAAGGTGATTACAAAATCGTACCCGAAAAGGAAAGATTATCTGGCCTCTATCGTGAGTACGAAATTGTTGACACCATAAAACCCTAAAATAAAATTTGAAAAAAGCCTAGGCGGGTTTACAATACACTCTCTAAATATCAGGTGCCTCCCTTAATGGGGAAAAGGTTTTAGGAGTATATTATGACCAAGTTGAATTACTATTGTAAGACAGCCTTAGTGAAAGATCCTATCTTTGCTACAAGTGGATCAGCATGTTTTGATCTAAGGGCTTATTTTGGACCCGATAGTAGAAAGATTACTATCTACACCCCAAATAATGAAAAAATATTTAGACATTGCCAAAAAGAAACTGTTGATGGTGAGTTTTCTTTGTCATTGGGGCCGAATGAAAGAGCAATGATACCAACAGGACTGATCATGGATATTCCTCGTGGTTATTCTGTTCGTATTCACACGCGATCTGGAACGGCTACCAAAAAGGGTCTTGGTATGTCTGTCTCCGAGGGCATCATCGACTCTGATTATAAAGAAGAAGTCTTCGCTTTGATTCGTAATAATTCTGGTGTGGCAGTTAACATTGAACACGAAGAAAGAATTTGTCAAGGAGAATTGATAAAACAACTTGACTATTCGTTATCTTGTACTACAATAAGACCTACGAACGACGGTGAAAGAACCGGCGGTTTTGGTAGCACAGGAGAAAAATAATGACTAGAGATGAATTACTGAAACATCACGAACTACTCTGCAAGTCTGCTCAAGATTTGATGAATCTAAAAAATCGAGACTATGCAGGCAATGGTGGTAAAGAACCATTTGCAAACTTCACTCGTTGCGAATCATTGGGTGTTTGTACTACAGAACAAGGTATGCTCGTTCGTGTAGTTGACAAGATTTCTCGATTGAGTTCCTTCGTTGAAGCAGGAAAGATGAGCGTTGAGAACGAGTCTTTCCACGATTCATGTATCGACATCATCAACTATATGGTGATTCTTTCTGCTTACATCACCGAACGAGATGGGGTAGAAGAACAGTATGGTTGTTGAAAGCATTCTCGGTATTTCAATCGCAACCCACATCTATTTTGCAAGACGTTCACGAAAGAAAATTGAAAGAGAGATTTTCGATCTTCGTGAAGAGATTGTAAATAACATGAATAAAACCACGATGATGGTGAATCAACACACGCAAGATCTTGTATCATATGAGCGTGAACTTCGTCATTACAAAAACCTGATAAAGGAGATTTATGCAAAAGTCTGAAGTCTATACTCATGTTGCTGTTTACTCAGACAAGATTCTGTTTCGTGGTGTTGATCGAAATACAGGAGAAAGATTTTCTGAACAGAGACAATTCTCTCCTACAATCTTTGTGACTTCAAAAGAAGATACAAAGCACAAAACACTTTTCGGTGATAGCGTGAAGCCTTTCTCGCCTGGTGGTATGAAAGATACGAAAGAGTTTATTGACAAGTATACTGGTGTCACTGGTTTTGATATTCATGGTAACGACAACTGGAAACTTCAATACATCTCTGAAAACTTTCCTGGTGAGATTGACTGGACAATTGATCAGATGAAAATTGCTTATATGGATATTGAAACAGAATGTGAGTATGGTTTTCCTAACACATCTGATCCTCAAGAAAAAATCAATCTGATTACTGTGAAGTATGTTCACGGTAGAAAGAAGTACACACATACTTTTGGTGTCGGTGTGTTTGACATTGATGGTGTGACTTGTCATCAGTTTGAAACAGAAAAAGAAATGCTCGAAGCATTTGTTTCTCATTGGAGAGAAGAAGAACCTGATATTGTGACAGGCTGGAACATTCGTTTCTTTGACCTTCCGTATCTTGCAAATCGAATCAAGCATGTTTTCAATCTCACGATGATGAAGAATCTATCACCTTGGAATATCACGATCAACAAAACGATTCATGTGATGGGTAGAGATCAGTCTGCGATTGAGTTGGTTGGTATTTCTTCAACTGACTTTCTTGAACTGTATAAGAAGTACACAACAACAAATCAAGAGTCGTACAAACTTGATCACATCGCCTTTGTCGAACTTGGTGAAAAGAAACTTGATTACTCTGAGTATGACAGCATCGCAGACTTCTATCGTAACGACTTTCAAAAGTTTGCCGAATACAATGTCAAAGATGTTGAACTCGTTGAGCGTTTAAACGAAAAGATGCAGTTGATTGAACTACATTGTTCGATGGCTTACATGGCAAAGATTAACTTTGAAGATGTGTTCTCACAAGTGCGAATGTGGGATGCAATTATCTACA